AACTTTGTACGTGAGGGGCGCTGCATCGACTACACGCCCACAGCCGACGTGCTCGGCGGCGATATCGTGGTGTTTCCCGGCATGATCGCCATTGCCAGCACCGACATTCCCGCCGGTGAAACTGGCGCTTGCGAGGTCAATGGCGTGTACGAGCTGCCCAAGGCTGCCGAAGCCATCGCCCAGGGCACGCGCGTGTACATCAGCGAAACCGTGGACAACAACGTTACCACGCATACGGCCACGGCCACGGCTGGCCCCATCTACGCCGGTATTGCCTGGGAAACAGCCGCGCAGGATGACGCCGTTGTTGAAGTCAAGATCAACTTTGGCGCGCCCGTTGCCGCCAAGGCTGGCGCGTAAACTTCCGCCTCCATACCCGCCGGAAGGGGCGGGGTGTGTCCCTTTCCGCACCTCGCCCCACAAAGGAACTGATGATGCGTATCCCCTACAAAGAATCACCCGGAGTAACCGCCAGTCTGGCCGTGATTGCCATGCTGACGTTTTACGGCGTCAGTCAGGATACGGCGCAGGAAACAGCCCAGCAGGCAATCACCACCGTCGAACAGTATGAAGGGTATGTGCCAGAAGCCTATCGAGATCCCGTCGGCATCTGGACCAAATGTTTTGGCGACACAACCAACGTCACGCCCGGCGCAAAATATACGTTTGCGGAGTGTTCCAAGTCACTCAACGACCATTTTATCGAAACATCCGCGCCGGTAATGCGCTGCGTGCCGGATCTGGCGCACCAGAATCCCCGCGTAATCGTGGCAATGCTCGACATGGCTTATAACATCGGCCCCGGTGCTTTCTGCAAGTCCAGCGTAGCCCGATACGCCAACGCTGGCGAATGGACAGCGGCCTGCAAACGGATCTCCGAAATCTACAAGACCGCAAAAGGCGAACCCCTGCCGGGCCTTGAGGTGCGCCGCAATGCCGAGTCTGAACTATGCCTGCAAGGGTTGAGGGAGGGTAAATAGATGGGTTTCGTTGTTTCTCTGCTTTACAAATTAACCGGAGCAATCCCCTTTCTCGGTCCGTTGTTGGCCCCGCTTTTGACCTCTTTGTTCACGCGTAATGCCGAGGTTGAAGAGACCAAGGCAAAGGTCGAGCTTGTTGAGGCAGAAGCGTTCAAAGAGGGCCGTGTCAGCCCACGCTATGCCCAGCGCTATGCTATTGTCGGCGTTTTCGTCTTGCTGGCGATTGCGTTTGTCGTGGCTCTGTTCATGCCCGGAGGTGGCGCTGATATTCGTGACGGTTTGCACGACCTGCTCAAATTGGGCGGTGAGGCACTCAAAATTCAGGGGTATTAGCCGTGCAGATGATTACCGCAGAAAGCCTTCCAACGCTCATACAGACTGGCGCTTTGATCTTTATCTGGTGGTCATTCCGCACGTGGTTCAAGTTGCACCAGCGCAGTCATGAGCAAATTGCAGAGGCCAACCGGGCGTTGACAGAGGCGATTGAAAACCTCGCCTCTAAATACGGGTCAAAAGAGTCTGTCCGTCGTGCCCACACCCGTATTGATGAAGTTGAGGGAACGGTTTCAGAGCACGGAGAACGCCTGTCAATCGTTGAAACCAAACTCAAAAACAGGGGTTAGTCATGTACCTGCTGAAAGTTCTTTTGGTTCTGGTGGTTGCTCTGGTCGTTGTTCCGACTTTCGTTGGCGGAATTTCCGTATATGTGGGCTGGGCTGCCAGTTTTTGGCCTGTGGCCCTTACGACTCTGGGCATCGTGTCTGTCATTATCATCGCGTTGGGCTGGTTTTTTGGCAAATTTTGCGTGGTCGCCTAGGGGTAACTCATGGCTGACTTTGAATTTCACATAAACGCCGACGCGGCGCGTAAATATCTGGACCAAGCGGCAAAACTGCGCGACGGATCCAGCCGCATGCGTCTGGCCGTCAGCCGGACCATAAACCGCACAATGAAGCACATGCGTACCGTTATCAGCGGGCGCATCCGGCAAACGTACAACGTTAAAAAGTCCGATCTTGACGCCTCGCTCAAGATCATCAAGGCGGGTACGGGCAAAAACCCCAAGGGCGGCTTGAGCTGGTCGTCTCGCAAAAGCCAGCCGCTGGTAAATTTCGCCGCAAAGGCCGGTAAAACGTATGTCTCGGTCAAGGTGCTCAAATCAAGCCGGGCGGCGCGCATCCAGCCCGGCGGCAAACGCCAGATTGCTGCTACGGGTAAAGGCCGCGCGGCGGTCTGGATTGCCAGGGGCCACGTTATGGCCCGCACCGAGGGCGGTAAAAACCCAATTGTGCTGTATGGCCCAAGTTTCATGAGCTTTTTCAACGCCCCCGGCGTGGCAGAAGGCCTGCGCGATGAAGCCCAGGCGTGGTTTGAACAGCGCCTGCCCCATGAGGTGGCACAGGCAATGCGCGGCATTAACAATTTTGGGAAGGGCTAACCCATGGCTAACGATTTTTTAGATGCCCTTGAGGCCGATACCGCCACCGTGCTGGCCGATTCCTTGGGCGGCGCGGAAGACGTGGAGCTGCATCCGGGCGGGGATGCCAGCGCAGCAGTTGTTCTGCGCGGCTTTTACGGCGGTGCGGGCATAGACAGCAAGCCCGAGGGCGTTACGGCCCCAGTTATCAGCGTTGTACCCATGCTGCACGTCCCGCTCGTTGCCGTCACCTCGGCCATCGGGCGGCAGTTGTCGCGCCGCGACGTGCTGATTGTCCGCAACAAGCGCTGGCGTCCGGAAAATTTCAAGGACGACGGTCAGGGCCTGCTTGTCTGCAAGCTGCTTGAGGCCGGGGAGACTGTGACTAATGGCTAACGCCCTGCCCCTGCACATGCGCGCCCTGATCCGTAAGGGCATGGTGGCCGTGTTTAAGGCAAATGCTGGCATCACCGCGAGCCTTGGCGACCGGATTTTTCCCAATCGCGTTGAGCACTGGTGGGCGGAAGAATTGCCCGCCATTGGCGTTTACACGTTTGACGAAAAAAACGTCGATACGGACAAAAATCCGGATCCGGAAGAACGCAAGCTGACCATGGCCGTGGAAGTGCTGACCAAGGCAACCGAACTGCTTGACGACCAGCTCGACGCGCTGGCGCTGCTTGTCGAAAGAGCCATGAGCATTGATGCCCTGGGCGCTGCAATGACCTCAATCGTTGAGGCCATGCTGGGTAAGAGCATCGGGCGCAACAGCGCAAACCGCAGTCCGGTAGATGCCGCCCTGCTCGCCATCAAGCTCACCGGAACGGAAACGGGCATTGCAGTAGATGGCGAGCAGCAAACAGGCGTTTCGACCCTGACCTTTGAAATTGAGTATCAGGCCCCGGTTTTTTCGGCTGATCTGGATGATTTTCTGCTGGGCTTCTCTGGCTGGGATGTGGCCCCCGCAGACGGCAACATTGAAATGCAAAGCCGGGTGGAGTTTCCGCCCGCAGCAACGGAGTAAGTATGCCTTATCCCACAACCATGTTTGTGCGGCCTGCGGACGGTCTGAAAATCCGCGACCCTGAAACCGGAAACTATCTGCCCGAGACCGGCCAGATAGTGCCGCGCTCGTCCTTCTGGCTGCGCCGCCTCAAAGACGGCGACGTTGTCGAATCCACAGCACCCAGCGCCTCGGCGGCGGAACAGGAGGCGTAAAATGGGCGGTATTGCATTCCCCACTCTTTCAGACGCCATCCGCGTACCCTTTGCCTACGCGGAATTTGACCCCATGGTGCTGGCTGACGACGCGTCCATCATGCCTTACACGGTGCTGCTTATCGGCCAGATGTTCACCAGCGGCGACTTTAAAGGCAAGGCCGAACCGCTGACCATCCAGCGGCCCATGAGCGCTGGCGAAGCTGCCAACCTGTTTGGTCAGGGCAGTATGCTTGCAACCATGTGCGCGGCCTATTTCAAGGCAAACACCATCACAAAAATGCTGTGTATCGGCGTTGCTGACGCTGCCGAAGGCACGGCGGCGCAAGGTGCGCTTACGCTTAACGGCACCGTCACCAGCGCCGCGCCGCTCTGCCTGTACCTCGGCGGTACGCGCGTGCGGGCCTCGGCCCCCTCGGGCGCTACCGCTGCGCAGATTGCTGACAGCCTGACCACGGCCATCAACAGCGACAAAACGCTGCCGGTTACGGCCACGTTCAGCGCCGGACAAATCACCCTGACCGCGCGCCACAAGGGCGAGTGCGGCAACGACGTGGATCTGCGGCTCAATTATGCCGACGAAACCATGCCCGGCGGCATCACGGCCACATTTACGGCCATGAGCGGCGGCACCGGCAACCCCGATCCCGCCCCCATCATCGCCGCAATGCAGGATGAGCAGTATCACGTCATCGGCATCGGCATGACTGATATTGTTACGCTTGCCGCGCTCAAAAGTGAGCTTGATGACCGTTGGGGACCCATGCGCCAGATTGACGGTCAGGCCCTGATGGTCAAGCGCGGCACCTTTGGAGTGTGCACCACGTTCAGCGGCGCGCGAAACGACAAGCACCTGACCGTTATCCCCTCCGAAGGCTCGCCCACCAATCCGTGGGAAGACTGCGCCGCCTGCGTTGGTATTGTCGCCTATTACGGCAACAACGACCCCGCGCGGCCTTTCAACACGCTGGTTGTCCCCGGCGTGCTTGCCCCGGCCAAGGCCGACCGCTGGGCCAATTATCCGGACAAAAATCAGGGGCTGTTTGAAGGCTTGAGCACCCGTTTTGTCAATGCCAGCGGTCAGGTGTGTTTGCAAAAACTGATTACCACCTACCGGATTAATGCCGCCGGTGCTGACGACGACGCCTTTTTGAGCCTCAACAGCCCGCTGACCCTCTCTTATTTGCGCCACGATTGGAACAACTACCTCAAGCTCAAATACCCGCGCCACAAGCTGGCCGGGGATGCTGACGCCAGCCGTTTTGACTCCACCCAGCCCATCATGACCCCCAGCCTGGGCAAAAGCGAGGCCATCGCCCGTTGCGCAGACGTGTGGGTTCCGCAGGGGCTTGTCGAAGGGCTGGACGCTTTCAAGCGGTCCATTTTGTGCGCCCGCAACGACAAAAACCCGAACCGCCTTGACTGGATGTTTGAACCCGATCTGGTCAATCAGTTTGAAATTGCGGGCACCCTGATCCGCCACATCGTCTAACTGTGCAACCCCCCGGCCTCGC